TTGATGCGCAAAGGTGTCTAGTTCGCGTTGCGTCATTTGGGCGGTATTGGGCTCGACACAAAACCTGTCGCACACCCAAATACGTGGGACCTTAAAAACAAAACCATTAGCAGACGACCGTGCACGGAATGCTTCAGGCCCAAATTGACAGGCGTGCGCCATCTCGTGCATCAGGTTGGCTGCGTCGCAGGACGGCCCAGTGCGAGCACCAAAAGCGTAGTCCCGATACCCCTCAACTTCAAGGGAGAACAACAGCCCTGGGTGCCTTGCTACTGGCAAGCGACTCAGTCGGCCTACACAGCTTTGGAAAAGTTTAGTCATCGTTGTAGTTGGTTCTTTATCCATGACATTGAGGCCTAAACCAACTCAATCCTTGATATGTGCAGCACATCGGCTATGTTCACGGTGATAGGGATAGAGACTATCCACCTCGGTTGCAACGTGGCCACACATAGCGCAAGTGATGGGCTCCAGCTTGCGCTCCTTGGCCAGCCAAGAGAACATTTTCTGCGGATACCCTTTTCCATCCTCGACCCAAACTGTGGCGTGGTCCCGAGTCTCGCGGACCCATTCAGCAGCCAATGGCATGCCAGTCACCAGCGCGATCCGCTCCAACATGTCCAACTGGGCCTCCAGGTTGTCTGCATAGACATCTTCTTCCCCGGCGCTCGGAACGATTCTAAAAACCATTACGACGACTTTGGCCGAACAGAGGTATTTCTGTTGATTTTTGTCATAGGCGTATTATACCCTATCCGCCATTACGCTCTTTTGTTTCAATCGCAGATTTAGCATCGTGGCATCGGATACACAGCGACTGTCTATTGTTAGCGCTCTCACTGCCTCCAGCCCATAACGGCGCGATGTGATCAATGACTTTTGCGGGGGTGACAATTCCGGACTTTGCGCACACCTCACATGCGGGGTTTTGCAGCAACTTTGCGCGGCGAATCGTTTGTAACCGCGAGCCAGTTATGCGGACGGTAGCCGAGACACCTTTTGGGCCAGTTGGTTTTAGTGTGGAGATTTTTGATTTAAGGGTTTGCACTGAAGATTCCTTTCGCAGCCATCCATGCTAGGGGGTGTTTTGCACCTTTGGAGACATTACAAGTTGGGCATAGTAGTTGCATATTGGAATCTACATTATGCCCACCTAGAGATAGTGGCATTACATGGTCTAGGTGATGGCCGCTTACTGAAAGGTCAGTTAGGCAGCATGCGCACTTGTTGCCTTGCTCTTGCATAAGTAGCTGGGTGATGTTTTTTGATATTGTTCCGCTTGATCGACTAATTGCACGTCGATTTTGGCAATAGACACGAAAATTGTCGATATTTTGAGTTCTGTACGCTTTGCTACTAGCGGATATTTTAGCTTTGTTTTTTAGGCGATATTCATACACTCGTTTTGATATTCTTTCTTTGTTTGCAGCATCGTATGCAGATTTGTATGATGCTCTTTTTTCCTTATTAGCCAATAAATATGCTTTTTGCCGAATGGCAATTTCAGCCTTATTTTTAGCATGCCATGCAGCGTTTCTTGCTGCAATTGCAATCTTATTATCTGCTCGATACTTAGCATCCCTAGCCAAAAACTGCTCCTTGTTTGCATCCCTATAAGCTTTTATTTTTTGCTGGTTTTCTGCTAAATAAAGTCTCATAGCTGCTGCCAACTTGTCCTTGTTATCAGCTTTGTATCTTGATACGCATGATTTGCAATGATGTTGAAACCCATCTTTAGTGGTGTTTTTCTTACTGAATTCAGCAACACCCTTAATATTTAAACATTTTGTGCACGCTTTTTCTACTAAACAATTTTTGGTGGCCGCCAAAGCCATTTGGTTTTTCTGTGCAAGCATACGATTTGCAAAATCATGGCATAACTTACAGTATCTCTGCAGACCATCTTTGTTGTTTTTATACTTGCTAAAAAGCGCCACAGCCTTCGATTCACCGCACTTAGTGCACCGCTTGACAGGTTCGGATTGAGCGATCAGGCGAGTGAATAAGCCTTTAGCTGGGTTTGTGCCACAAACGTGGTGTAAAATACTTGAAGTCATTCAGCCTATTACTCAGGTTGGTTGATTAGAAGGCCTCGGTGTGTTGACGCATACCGGGGCTTTTGTTTGCCTTGCTTCAATTATACATAAAAAAAAGGAGCCCTGAGGCCCCTTCTTGTTTTTGTTACGCGGGATTAACCAGTGTACGCAGCACCTGAAATGTAGCGCACGGCTGTAGTCCGGCGTTTAGACCAGTTGATGTAACGCTCTGCACGGATTGCGATCTCGTTGTTTTGAAACATAGACCGAGTTGCCGAGCCAGTCAAACTTCCGTCTAGCATTTCAAGGCTGGCTTCTTTACTCGCATCAACCATGACTTGACCATCATCGGACAGGTAGATTTCGGAAGCGGCTACCAACACAATCACGCCAGTTGGCACGTGCTGGCTGGTGATGCAAGGCAAACCAAACAATGTGCCGCCGCGCATCGACATGCCGGGGTGCTCTTGCTGGCCCAACGCATTTTGCATCATGCTGATTGCCAGCGCTTGGCTGCTTTGCAGAATCCAAACACCATCAGCCAAGTCGAGGTTGGCAGTGACGAATGCAGACATCAAAGTCTTTGCATCGGTGCGCAGTGCGTCTGCATCGGTACCAGTTGCAGCGGTAGCCGTTGCAGTATTGGTGATAGATGCTGGCGACACGTTGGCAACAGCGGCCTTGGCTGGGTTCACGAAGTCCTGATCTAAACGAGCAACGAGAGCGTCCCGAAGACTGTCACGCACCAGCAGCTCAGCGCTTGGGCTAGACATCCTGGCGAGTTCATCAGTGATCACAGCGATATTTGCAACTTTTGCAAATCGGTGCTCAACATCGGTGAAGTCAAACTTGGTCAAAGGCTTACCAGCCCCTTCACCCACCCAGTAGCCTTCGCCGCCGCTGGTCTGGCCTTTTACACGAACCATGAATGGCAGTGCACGCAGGGATGGAATTCCATTGGTGCCAAACTTGCCAAGAATTGTAGCAGGGCGCAAAAAGTTTACGAAGTCTCCAGCGAAGCTGGAATAGTCCGCAAGTGGTGCCGCCCAAGTTGTATCGGTTGTGCTACCACTGGCAACAGCAGCCTTCATTACAGTGTGCAGACGGTGATTGTCAGGGTACTGCGACTTTGCGATTTGTTCGGCCAACATAATGTTGCCGCGAGCTTGGGCAAGAGTTTTGACATAACGGGCGAATTCTTGACCGGGTGCCAAGTTGTCCTTAACCGTAATCACACCACTGCGTGAAGCTGTAGCGGCTTTCTGCGATGAGCCATCTACCACAGTGGCAGTTGCAATCGCGTGTGCCTGAGAAGCGTTTAAGCGCTCCAGGTGCTTAGTTACAGCGCCCATCTCAGCTACAGCGGAATCATGAGCCTCGGCTTCATTTTCATCAAGGGTTCGACCCTCTTCTGCCGATTTAGCCAAGATGGATTGAACGGATGCGGCCAAGTCTGCATGGCGAGCATTGAACGCCTTAATCTGATCTGCAATTGATTTCATACTAACTTTCGTTTGGGGGTTGAGAGATACTACTGACTGCCCCGAGACGTGGGGTGATGCTTTCTTTGTCAAGTCCTGTGTGCCAGACGTGGCTAAGGACTTGATGATAGAAATAGTTGCTTGGGAGTTGGCAGGCACGGTAACCGCGCTCAATTCAAACCATTCCCATCGTTTAAAGTTGGTGCCGTAGCCGTCGGCATTCTTAAATTCTTCATATTCCAGCGGCCTGAACCCAATCGACACACCGCGAATCAGACCCTGCTTAATCTGTGCCCATGCTTCATCCACATAGCCGATGCCCTTTGCGATCTTGGCTGTGAACTCGATTCCCGCCTTGGTCACCTTCGCTTCGATCACTTCACCAATAGGCTTGGTGTGGTCGTGTTGTGACAATAGTGGAATGGGTAGCTTAAACTGAGCGCCCAATGGGTCTACGATGTCATTAGAGCGATCTGGCGATGGCGTACTTGCCACACCTTTGATCACTCGCTGATCTTCATCCAAACCCTTGGTGTGGAAACTAATCGTGGAATAGGCTGTATTCATAGCGGGTTTATATCACAAAAAAAGTCATAACACAAACATTTGATATGCCTCGCCTGCGGATTGGGGGTTGAGGGCCATTAGGGAGACGGCGCAAAAACTAGCAATTAGCGGGTCAATCTTGCCTGCACCGCTGCTCTGTTTGGTGATCAGGATTGCATTCCCGCGCGCCTCGACACGGGCGTTTCCAGCGCACCAGTTCATCATGGCAGAGCCGCCGTGCAATAAACCCCCCTCTGCCAGTTTGCGTTCGGTGCTCTTGATGGCTGAGTTAAGCCGCCAGCCCTGACTTATGCCAATAACGCGGTCTGCGGGTATCTCTTGCGCGTCAATCGCTTCAAGAATCGACCCAATTCCAGCGGGGTCTACTCCAATTCTGTCCAACAAGCCGGATGCATACACCTGAGAACACACATCAGCAATTGACTCGACATCCTGGCCGATTCGATCAACTAGCACTAAATCACCGTCTTTTGCAAAGTCCTGCAGCCTTGAGGCAATTTGTTTGTGTCGCTCCAAAACAGACGGGTGGGCGTAGGCTTTTGTCCAAAGCAGCCAATTTTGTGTGTTTTTTATCCTTCCAAGCACAGCAATTGCGGCCAAATCGCTCAATCCACCAGCGTCAACGCCAATGGTGATTACTTCGCAGTCAGCCAGTAGGCGCTCCAATGTGACGGGTAATGGATATTTGCAGTCAGGCCAATATTCTGCGCCAGGCCAGGCTTCGCCAGATAGCGCCATTGATACCTGCACATTCAAGTGTTTCGCTGTAAAGTCGCGCACAGCATGCTCACCAGCCTCAGTAGCCTCTTGGTACTTTTGACGGATGATGTCTTCATCCACGGACAGCCCCCAGTTAGGGTTTGTGACCCATGCGTTAGATAGGTCCAAGTGCTTCTTCGCATCAATCCAACTTTTTGGAAACTCATAAATAATAGGCAAAAAACGCTTGTCAACAATTTGCCCATTGCGCACTTTTCTTGCATAGCTCAGTTTGTCCGCGAAAATCCCAACAGGCGGCTCACTGCCTTGGGTAGTCGCCATCACTACGAAGCCTTCTGGTCTCGACGCAAGACCTCCGGTCGCTTCCGTAATCATGTGCATTGCCTTTGGACTAAGGGCAAGCTGGTGTATCTCATCCAAAAAAACCCCAGACGCCTTCTTACCAGTTACGGTTGACGAATCAGATGCCACTACTTTTAACGTGGATTTATTCAATCTGTCCGTAATAGTTTTTAAGTGTTCCTGAACAGAAAAACGGTTTTTCAAATCAGGATCTGCGTTAATCATGTCCCTAATTGGTTTATACGCATTGTCGGCTCCTTCTTTAGTTGGGGCAAGTATTAAAAACTCTGAAGAGGGCCTGTGATTCACAATAATCGCTGTCAACATAATTCCTGCAGCGATGGAGCTGTTATGTGTTGGCAGCATAGTTTTACCAAACAAAAACAAGTGATCGTCAGAGTCTACGCATATGCACTTAGTAGGCACAGTGGCAACAATTTCCGCTGATGTGATGTGAACATTCTTGGATCTTGGAGAGTTTTTTGCTTTCGTGCTGATTTGCATACGGTCTAGCTTTCTTGCAAGCTGAAAACATGGCAATTCATCACGGCAAACAAAAAACTGTAGCGTGTAGTAGTAGCCAACGATGCGGCCGCCAATACTAGATGGTCTTAAATTGACTGAGTGCTTGACCCCAAGGCTTGACAGCAACTCTGACACCCCGTCAGCCAATACCTTTAATTTTGTTGTATATGCAAAAACTTTTCCGAGCTTGCACACACCTCCATCGGTATCCATTAACCCCTGCAACAATGCTAATCGCTGCGCATGTGAGGCCCTTAAGTACACGCTTGGAATATGTTTATTGTCTAGTAATCCATTGTGGCGCAACAATTCATGAAAGGAGCGGGGCACAATAGGCGGCATTGGGGTGCCATGGTTGTGAAACTTATCCCATGCTCGCATGCACACTAGACATTTTCCATCGTTATGCAATCGTCGCGATGTAATGTCGTGGCCTCGCTTGCAAAAATTACGATCACCCGGGTGTATTGCGTACGAGCTTGCTTTGCTGCCATTATTGTGACGATAAGATGGCACAAATCCATCAGCACGAATAGCATCAAGCACACCATCATCCATGGTAGTAATTACGCCACTTGATGTATGGCCATCACCAAGCCACGCACCCAATGTATATGGCGGTATTGGCAGTGTAATATCTGGTAATACCAGAGGCTTCGCAATGCGAATGCTATGATTTCGCGCCCCATCTCTGCGTGTTGATATGGTCGCAGCGATTTCCTGAGTCGTAAGAACTTTTGTCTTTTTGTCTGTCAATGATGTTGTCTGCCATAAGTGTCCAGCGTCCGCAATAACGCTTTCACCATTGCTGAAATTCACACGGTAACATTCATGATCTGTGAAAATTTCAGACTCAGCCAGCACCATAACTGGGGTGCCATTCGCCCCAAAAACATAATCCCCTGGGCGAATAGCGCCTATTGTCGTCCACCCTCCAGGGGTTGGGATCGGTGTATCTAATGCAAGTGCTTTTCCATTTTTTTTACTAAGGCAAATAAATAGCTGGCTGATATGTCTACGCTTAGTTTCTGGGTCCAATGCACCAAACAGTGCCGTCACTATGTCAGTAACCCATGGCCTGCACAGCGTACCCAGCATTTCTGGGCCATTTGGAGCATCCATGAGCGTCAAGTGGTTGAATACATCCAGTGCATCATCCGCAGACTCTTGATACAGCGCACCAACTGGGCAGAGTGATTCCCCTTGCACAATGCGAGACTCCCAGTCAGGCATGGCCGTGGTGTATTCCATCAAACAGCCCTCAAACCAAAGCGACTAGATGTTTTAAGCTCTTCGGCTGCTGCCTGCTGTGTTTCCTTTTTGCCCATTTCTGCCTTCTTTGCATGGATGTATGGGCTTAATGCCTTAGCCGCCTCTAATCGTAGTTTTGGATCTTCCGACACATCAGACACCAATTGACGCATAAACTCCAGCGGGTCCAAAGTTCCAATGTCGTGTTTTGGCTCGGTCACCACATCGGTATGCAGTGGCTTGCTAACGAACTTACCAAGTCGCTTTACCGTCTTTTGCGTTTCACTTGTTACGCTTTCCGTTGGCAATCCTTGCAATCTCTTAATGTGAGCTACAACGTCAGGGTCTTTTTCAAGACGATGCGCAGCCTGCCTTGCCGTCTTCTCTGAATACCCAGCAGCTATCGCCGATTGTGTTTGGTTCATTCCGTCAACACGGGCCTGGGAATATTGCTTTTGATTTTGTGTGAGCATGTAACATTGTAAACACACCCATGTAAACGTGTAAACTTTTAGCCGATAAAAAA